TTGATCCTTTGATGGATATGATTCGCACAGCAAGTCACGTACATGGTAATGTGGCAGTAACAGCATTCGTATGCGACAAGGAAATAACAGATGGACAAACTCAAAGAGTTACTACTTGAACTTTTAAAGTTCATAGGCGAAAGCCCATTCAGACTGTTTACAGTTATTCTACTTTGTTTTTTGGGTTTTGGTGGATGGATAATCTACTCCGAAAAGGATGCCTTTATGGCATCTTATCGGGCTCAACAAGCTATGCCAAAAATGAATGGTAAGTATGAAGAAGCTGTAAACTTTATATTAAAAAATACAGATGCTGAGTTGGTTGCAGTTTTTAACGTTAATACATTATTAAACACAAGAAAATTAGCATATCTAACTACCCGAGGCGCTGGTCGTAACACGGCTTACGATGGAGTTAATGTGGGATTACTCACTAAAAATCACAGCAACAATGAAGATGTGATTGGATTAATGTCAGGCAAGATTCCATGTGGTCCATATCTAACACCACAAAGTTATATTGGATTCACCTATAAAGATGCAGGAGTAAAATACATGTGTCGTATAAGCGTACCAGCAGAGCCTGGACTTTTTATAGGACAAATAAGTGTGGGATGGAAAGAGCAACCAACAGAAGTAGAAGTGGCACAGACAGTACTAATCGTTGCATCAAGTTTATTGTTCGATAAAAAATGACAAAAAAACTTGGCATACTAGGAGGTATGGGACCGGCGGCCAGTGCTGAATTTGTAAATAGATTGATAGCACAAACTCCAGCATCTTGTGACCAAGAACATATTCCATTTGTGCTATGGAGTGATCCTCGTGTGCCTGATCGTAGCACTAGTATGCGGAATTATGATGATAAACCATTGCCGTATTTGCTAGATGGGTTACACGGATTAAAAGCCGCAGGGTGTAAGCTGATTGTTATTCCGTGTAATACAGCACATTTTTGGTTCCATGAGTTTGAAAATTTAAATTTAAAAATTATTCATATCGTTGATAGTGTCGTTGATGCATTGCGAGATGTAAACGTAACAAATTCCACAATAGGTATCATTGGAACACAAGCCACAATTGAGTTAGGCTTGTATCAATATAGACTGAATAAATTAGGTTGGAATTGCATCACTCCTACTAAAGAAGAGATGGACTCATTAGTGCAACCAGCAATCAATTTAATAAAGGCTAACAACAATGAAGCCGCTCAACCATTAATAATGTCTGTGGTGAATAGACTAATCGATAGTGGAGCAAAAGCAGTTGTATTGGGATGTACTGAATTACCTCTTGCAGTTAAACAAACTGAAGAGAGGAAGATTCCGTTAATTAATAGTATTGATAGCTTAGTCAAATCGACATTGATAGAATACAATAAAGGAAAATAAATGAAAACATTTTTAATAATACTTGCTTTGGCATGTTCTGCATGTAGTTCCGCATTCTGGACGCCAAACATGGATGAAGTTTCTCTAAGTGCAAGAGAAGATGCACGGGATGCGGCAATGATGAAAATCTTTACCGAATACAAAACAAAATAATATTATTTTGACGCTGGCGGTTTCTTTTTAGTCGCTGGCGTAGCCCTAACAGATTGTTGTTTTGGTTTAGTAGTTTTTGCAACAGGCGGCGCAGATTTCTTAGTCCACTCTGGCTCTTTTGGTGGCACACGTTCTGTTTCTGTTACTGGTGTTGCCACAGGCGCAACTTCTACTTTAGTATCGACTGAGGCAGTAGTTTCTTTGATATTTTTAATAGCAACATCTACCACAGTCAAAGAAACCTCTTGAGGTGTCTCTACTGCTGGTTTGCTACCTGTGAAAAACTCTTTAATTTTTTTAAACATGATTATCGCCTTTTAAGTTAAAATTTCAATTGCATGATTGTAATGATTGATTCTGTCTTCTAAGCCAATGTATCCACCATTAATTCGTTTTGTCATCGTCTTAATATCTCCAATATCTGCTAGTTCATTTAGTCTAGCCGCAGACCAGAACCAACAAGCAGAATGAACAGCATACTCTGCTTCAAGCAACAAATCAGGATTCTCAACTAGCACATTGCTTTCAAACAATGATTGTGAACATTTGGTGTAGTTGTTTTTTCCCGTAATTTGCACAATGCCTCTACCACGGAAGTACCAACCTTCTCCAGATGCCTCATCACCATTGCCCATACGATTAGCATACACACGATTTGCAATCATTTCTGGTTTGCGTTCGTATGGTTTTGCGTGGGCTTCAGTAGGAAAGTATTTCTTAAAAGTACCAACTAAACCTTTTGCAGAGTAATTCAAATTCTCTTGCATCAAGGTGAAACCACCAGACTCATGCCCACATTGCGCCATAAATGCCGCAACCCTGTGTGGTGTATCTATGTCATACTCAGGTAAAATGTCGCTTAGATTAGTATACCATTCGTCAAAGTTTTTAACTTTTGGAATTAAATGATGTACTGCATCTTCCGTAAAAAAGTCCATTGCTATCTCCTATGATTATCATAGAAGTATTTAGCATCGAATTGTTGACATTATTCAACTCTTTGTTCGTAGACGGTTGTAGGTACATACGGGAATGTGATATAAACTCTGCTATCACGGCTGGTGAAGTGTGACTTGTATTTTTCACCATCTTCGCCTGTGTACCAGTCCCAGAAAACTTTCCCATTGCTATCATATGCGCCCGATTCATCTTTAAATATTCTACTACACCTGTTGTTCTGCCACATTGGAAAACCATTCTGCTCTGCTACATTTGTCCACTCATCGTCTGTTCCCATCAAAGGCGAAAGCGGCTCGAATCTCAAAAGTTTTTCTAAACATTGAATAGCATAACCTGCCGAGAAGCCGCTATGACCTTCTAGTGCAAATTCATCAATCATATGAAGGATGTGCTTTCGCATCATTCCATTCATATCTCCGTCATCTTTCATACCGATAATGTCGAGTTCACGCTCTGCGTGTGTTGTCATATTGCTCATATCAATCCCAAAGTGCTTGATAGTACTTACCGAACAAACGAAATCCGTTTCGAATTCGAGTCTCAACAACTTTCATACCTTCATAGTCACATTTGTATGTGTTATTGGGACCGTCTGTCATTCGAAACAACTTAGCGTCTTCCTTAGGAACTTCATTACCATCTTTATCGATAGGTATCCAAAGCAAGTCATGGTCACCAGAACGAAACTCTTCTTCCCAAGAATCATCGTTCTTGCAAGTGAATGCAAAAATCATTTCATCTAATGCCCAATCCCAACGTTTGGGGTGATTTTCGTCAATATCCCATTCATTTTCTTTTGCTGGCGCTGAAGTTGACTTCAATTCTTCTGGCACATCTTCATCATCAACATGAGGCGAACCATGCTTTGTCTCTTTCAATTGTTTCAGCATAGGCAATACAATCATTGCGAGTGTGTGATCCATTGACCATGTGTCGTATTTGTCAATCTTAATATAAGACCTACGCTTACGCTCAGATTCAATCCATCGGCACAGTTTCAATAGCCAAGTTTCTGGAGCATCCTTTGAATCTACAATTTCTTCTTTTGTTGTGCCATGAGAAAGCCAAGTACCAAAGTTATGCACCCACCTAGGTTTGCTTTTGAATCCGTATTCATCTTCAATATCTTTTGCCCAAAAGCAAAGTGCGTCAGCTATCTGATATGGTCCAACCCAATTCTTATAAGGTCCGATGTAAATTTTCATAATGCTGTCGATTTCCTAGTGTAAATGTATGGATGTGGATTAGGTCGATTGCGAATTTTTTCGTTGGAGTCGAATGGATCATCATTGTGTAATTCTCCGAATTCTTTTTCTATATAGTATCTTCCCATTGCTTTAATGCATTGATCCATCAAACTATTCGAACCTGAAGAATCATCTTCTGCCCAAAAACAAATTGCAGACCGACCCCAAGTTTTATATCGCATCACATCGTGAAAAATCTTTCGATGTTTTTTATTACTGGGATCAAACGTTTCAAACGGTCTGCCGAACTGTTGAATCTTGCTCATTGTTTTCACTTTCTATCATAATTAAAAGTCGCTTTGATTCTTTACGAACCTCATCTGTTACTGACCAACCAAAACCTTCTGGATGCAATAACTCTTTCAAGAAGTGTATAACTTCATTTTCAATTTTCGCTTTCATTCGTCACCTTCACGAATAAACTATTGAATGCAAACTCATCAGGCATTGTTTCTACAATCTTTTCAAAGTGATATGAACTTGGATAGTGTCGTAGAACACTCAATGCACGTTGACGTATGTATTTGGGGACTCTAGGGGTTACGTTGGGGTTCAACAAATCTAAAAGCATTTGATGCCCACAACGTAACGCACGATATCTTTCATCAGGTAGCGTCATTATAATCTCCATCACGTATATGCTCTGCCATTGATGTGAAAAATGAATTCATTTTCATTTCTTCACTCCACGCTTTACAATATGCGTTATCTTTATCACACAATGCAAGTGCTTCTTCTTTAGTTACAACACGATGCGATATGATAGTCTCACCCAAGTGTTCTTGCGAAAACTCTTTGGCTTCTTCTAGTGTAACTGTATCAAGTGCCCAGTCTGCTTTATCTTTACCATGTCTGTCAACGCCAACAGGCACTTCTACCATGTAGCGTTCACGGAATGTAGAAATTGCTTCAACAAGCACCCATTGTGTTTCAATTTTCTTCATAGTCCAACTACCATTTTTATTGTCAATCCATTCGATGTTGTCGCCAGTTTTCCAACCAGTTCCTTCTAGTATCTCATCATTCAGAGGAAGAATCAAGTCACCAGTTTCGGAATCTTCTTCCAGTGAAATTGTCCAAGTTTTGTTTGCCATATGTACTCCAATTTTTAAGTTGATAGACTAATTATAACTCGGGTGATGTGGAAAGTCAAGTGGCAATCATTCTGAACAGCCCTATGCTGTCAATGCTGACTAGCAGTAGATAGTTAGCCAACATGCCAAATGATTTCCTAGTAAAAGAAGCCCAAGCATACAAGGAGCAACCAATAATCCAGATAGGATACAACGCCAATAGAGGTGGATTTGGAACTGTGGAAGCCATGGTAATACTACAGCCAATGCTAATAGCCCAAGCCAACAACTCAATGAAAAAACGAAAAGGATGAGAATTGTAGTCATTTTTAATCCATTCTATAGTTGGGCGAAATAAATCAATATTCATGTCAGTCTAAGTTAAACAAATCAGGATGTGTCTTTGCAAAATACAATCTTAACAAGTTCCAATGTTCAAATAGTTCTTGTGATTGGCGTTCAACAGTCATACGTTTAATGCCATACAATGCGTCTAACACTTTGCTAAAATCATTAATCTGGCTTTTATAAACGTCATAATCGTATGGTTGACTATAGACTTTATATTCTTTCATCTGAAGAAATGTAGAGAATAATCGTTCAACGATAAATGGAAACATATTCAGATTTGGATCTCTGCTGTAGTTTGCACTACCGTGATAAATTTCTGCATCTTCTCTAGTCAATGCTTCGAGTTTTTCTTTGATATCTTTTACGAATGCAATGTACTCTAACCAAAATGCTTTTGTCGCAACAAAGTAACTGCAATAGCAAGTTGAATCCGTCATTACATTATCAAGGACATTCGTATCATACCCACCAGCAATAAATGCGGAACGAACAACTTGTTTGATTCCTGGATGGAAATAATCTCCTTGTTCCCACACGTTCGCAGTTAGTGCATTCTGTACTCTAGCATGATTGAAAATGTAAACATCATAGCCACCATTGTTGTCGATAGCGTCTTTGATTATGTTAGCTTCATAACGCATCTTGCTTTGCCAGCGAGGACCAAAGACACCCCATGCATCTAAGTCATCTGCAAAGCCCTCGTCAATGATACGATTGAATGAATGAAACTCTCGCAACTCAGGCTTTTCATTTGATGTATTATCAAATGGTGTTAACAAAGGATCAACTAAAGCAATCTGTCTGTCTTCAAAACAAATCTGAAAAATTTTATAGTTCAATCTGATACCCTCGCTCCATTCGGTGCGATATTTCCTTCTACACCAAGTTTACCAATGTTCTCAATCAACACAGGATCAAGATGATGAAACAATAAATGCTCAATGTCAATATATCCTTTTAAATTCAATCGCTCCGACATGTGATTAAACATGTCAGTATAAAGAACGCTAACATATGAAAGCAATAATGCATCAAAACTCCACAAGCGACTCATGTATTGCAATGAAACACCACCTGTGATTTCTGATTTAAATTGACTTGTGAATGGACCCCGAATGATAACCTTGTCTTTAGCTTGCATGTGTTTGTCGTAATTAAAATCATCATTTAATGTATAACGACCACTCATTTTAAAGATACGCTTATATTTCTCACGCCATCCATCTTCAACTGCTTTATCAAAGAACGAACCAAATATAATAATTTCAATCATGTTCTTAACAATGTCGTGATTTGGAACTTGCTGTAGCTGTTTAACGTTATCGGCGTCAGCAAAACTATAAAATTTATTAATGTGTGGTGATAATATATCACGCTCTTTTTCTGTGATATCTTGATAACCACCATCTAGTATGATGATTTCTGCATCACATCTATTTCTGATAGACTTACAAGTTTCAATAGTTTGTTCGAGTCTTGTTTGTGTATCATACACGCCATGCTTTGCATGAATCGCAGAAGATACTAAAAATACACTGTCACTCATTTGTTTTCCTCACTTTTTTAGCAGGCACCTTTTTAAGTGCCGATTTGACTCTAGGCTTTTTAACTTTAGTTTCTGCTTCTTTCATCATATCTTCTGCACGTTTATTCAATCGTTTGAATACATCTTGTGGTTCCATCCAGATATCTTTGTTCTCTAGTATAGACTTAATTTCATCATCTGTCAAGAATCCAGCGTATACACTACGCATGAATCTGTCTGACCACTTGCGTTCATACATGATGTTGTCGTACATCTCACCACCTTTGCCGATTGTTCCACCCGAATAATTATGAAACATAAACATAGAATGTTCGGAGATTTCAAATCCATCACCAGACAAGAACACCATTGTAGCAGCCGACATACATGCGCCTTCTACTGATGTTAAAATGTTAGCTTGAGATTCTGCCATGACACGCATCAATTGTACGGCAGTAAATAAATTACCGCCAGGTGAATTGATGTGAATTTTGATAACATCATTTTCTGATGCATTTCTGATTATTTCATACCACTCAACGTAGTCTTCTGGAGTTGTTATTTCTCCAACCAAATAGAGTGTGTATAGTTGTCCTAGTATTTTTGGTTGTCTAGGTTTTTTAGCATCGTCTAGACCAAACAACGAACTAAGTTTTTCTTCTTCCATGATTATCACTTTCTATTATAATATAGAGTATACTCTATTTTGTTTCGGATGTCAACTTGTCAAATCCATATTTGCATAACCAATATGCATCTATCAAGTCTGAAGAAGGATTCCATTGCTTCTCAGTCATATGTAGTTCGTCTTTTAAACGAATGTCATTAAATTCTTCAAAGACTTCTTGCATTCGTTCTTTATTTGCATTACCTTTACCAGTAGCATATTTCTTAAGTACCGTTGGTGGTATCTCTGTACACTCTACGGCAAACAACCATAGTCTGTATTTTAAAATGCCTGCGTTCTCTGCAATGTTAAAAACTCTGCCTCTTGATCCCATAGAATAACCTTCTAAGAATACATGGCAGTTCTTATCTGTCTCTAACAATTTATCAATGAAGAAATTTGATATGCCGTCATATCTGAGTATATCAGTCATTCCTTCATGGTCAAAAAATCTACCTGTTATGTTTTTAAATTGAACATCATATTTTTTAGATTGTGTCAAATAATATAAATGACAGTTATCAAAATTAAACTCACCATCTTCAGTATCAAACACACACATTGCAGGGCACGTTAGAGAATAATCTACTCCTGCGATAATCATTTATCGTCTTCCAAATGCATCGTCTTCGTCTGAAGGCCAATCGTCTTCTATTAATCTGTCAAAATCGTCATCCGACCAATCTTGATTTTTTTCTGATATTGTTTCTTCGGCTATTTCCGAACCACAATAAGCACAATTTGTTGGGGGTGTGTCTGATCCTGCTAATGGTGTTACTGAATACTCAGCCGCACAGCCATCGCAAAATACGTTATATGTTGTCATTTTTTTCTCCTTATTCGTACATTACTGTACTTGTGTCTCCAAGTGCCCATTTTGGGTCTAATTCCACATTCCATCTTTTTGTAGCAACTTTAAAATCTGGTGTCTTCATTTGTTTAGGATTGCTTGCGGGTTCCAATATAATTAATCTGTTATTTGGTTGAGCCGCAAACTGTCCATTATCACATTTAATAAAATTAAATGATTTATGATCTTCAATATCTTCACTGTGGCCACAATCCAATGTATTGAAATCTGTATGTGCAGAATCAACGGTGAAGAGATATTCACCGTACATCCAATCGCCACCTTTTAACTTAAACTTACATTTCATGTTAGCAATCATAGATTTTCTTATGACTGTTATATCTGACGATAAACTATTCCACAACTGTAAATAGTCTAATGGCAATGGCTCACCTTGAATTGGCTTCCAACAATATGCATGAAGAGGTAATTTATCATACAATGCACCATATTCGTTTAGATATGATTCTATACGAAATGCTTGACTTCTCAATGATTTTATTGTTATCCACCAGCAAGGAACTAACTCTCCAAAACCTTGTTCAAAATCATAGAGAAATTCTTTGCGTACAAAGCATTTAATTGCGGGAAGATTTGCTACTATGTGTGCCATGTTTTACCAATGCCTTATAACGCCTGCTACAATAAACAGATTCGTTATTATATAGCAAAGCACAATACATGTTCTAATGATTGCAATTTTGTCCGATTCTTTATCACAATCACTAGCTTTGTGTCCTAGTGCTTTTGCCCATAGTCTCCACATGAATTCCTCAATTGCACCAAGAAGTTTTAGCCTCGCCGTAATATTCACGGGCTAGACCATTCACAATCAATGCTTGGCGTAGACTTTTTCCATCTAAGATAACATCACCAAGAACACGACCACCATACTTGTCCCAGTCCATTAAAATCACTTGACGTTTCTGTGCAGAAGCAACAGCATGTTTTGTAAATTCACTAGCTTTTTGTCCCATCACATCTTCTTTTGGACATTGCGCTCTGAATCCTTTTTCTGGTGTGTCAACACCAAAGACACGAATGCTTAATTCTTTTTTGAGTGGCTCTGGTAACCAAGCCGCTTCAAACGCAACAGTATCACCATCAATAACCCTAGTAATATTAGCGTCATAGATAACTCCTGCTTTTTGTTTTCCCGTTTGTGCATGTGCGTTCCATGCAGGAAATGTAATTCCAGCTACCAAACAAATTGTCCAAAATAAAT